TGGCTCATAAAACAAAGCGAGATAAGCAAAAAATTAAAAGATGCCGGCATAAACGGCGGCGAATTTGAAAAGATAATGGCGCAGTATAAACAGGGTTTCGATAGCGACCTAAAAAAGAAACACGCCGCAGAAGCCGAAGCCGCGCACAACGAAAATATCAAAAATATCAACGAGAAGCTAAAGCTGCAAGACCGTATATACAACCTACAAAAACGCCGCACGGAGCTAATAACCGACGAAACGGCTAGGCGTATCGAACTTATAGAAATAGAGCGCGCGCACGCTTTAGAACAATACGACGCTATGCTAAAAAAAGGCGAGATAAATAAAGAATACTACGATAAGGCCGTAGCTTTAGAAAACGCCCTACATCAAAAACAAATATTCGACGCCTCGACGTGGGGGCAGATTATGCATAGCGGCTTAAATAGCTTAGAAAACGCGATGGGTAATTTTTTCGATTATTCTTCCGATCGCTTTATGAAATTCGGCGATTTGGCGCAGGATATTTTAGGGCAAATTTATAGGCAAATAGTAAAGATGATGATAATCCAGCCGTTAATCAATTCGGTTACGAGTATGTTACCAGGAATGTCTGGAGGGGATACTCCAGCTCCTGCTGCTTTGCCTGCTGGAGGATTTGCAAGCGTATTAAATGCTACTCCAGCGGCAAAAGGTGGTGTATTTAATAGCCCCGATCTGCATAGCTACGCAAACTCAATCGTAAGCAAGCCGACTTTCTTTAAATTCGCTAAAGGCGGCATTCCCGACATCGGCGTAATGGGCGAGAAAAACGGCGGTAGTCCAGAGGCTATTATGCCTTTAACAAGGACTTCTAACGGCGACTTAGGCGTAAAAGCGCAGGTCGGAGCGTCTTTAAATAACGTAAAAGTAGAAGTAATAAATCAAACCAGAGAGGACGTAAAGGTATCTAATGCCGCGGTAAGGCGAAACGACGGCGAATGGGTCATATCTTTAGTTTTAAACGGCGTGAGTAAAAACGTCTTAGGCTCGCGCGAAACTTTAAGGGGGTTATTAGCGTGAATACTTACCCTAGCTATCCGCCGATCGTCGTAGGTTCGTCGAGGACCTTACGCAATCCTACGCATAGAAGCTCAAGCGACGGCGGCTATACGATAACGCGTAAAAAATGGACTAAGCCTAAAAGCTCGTATAGTTTAAATTACCCCGCCCTAAACGCGGAGCAGTTTAAAATTTTAAGAGATTTTTTCGTAGAAAACCAAGGGCGGGCTTTTAAATTTCGTTATCCGCTGGAGGACGAAACTAAAATTTGCGTATTTTCTATGGACGATTTAAAAGCCGACGACAATATGCAAAACTACTGCGCAGTAAAAGTGGAGATAGTAGAGATATGAAGCTAACTACGATAAAGGATTTAAACGCCGCGGCTTCAGATAGCGCGCTTTTAGTAGGGCTTGAAATTTTTATCCCCGAAACGCCTACGGTACGCATAATAAACAATAGCGAGAATATAACCTTTAGAGGGGAAGAGTTCGTGGCGTTTCCTTTTAGTATAGGCGAAATCCAAACGGCTAAGGGCGAAATACCGCAGTTTAATCTAAGTATCGATAACACTAGCCGAGCTATGCAAAATTATATAAACTCTTACGATAATTATTTAAAAACGCGCGGCGCGGAAAACTCTACTATTAAAGCCAAAATTTACGTGATTAATACAAAAGATTTAAGCGAGCCGGTGCTTGAGGAGTTTTTCGAGCTTACCGACTTTAGCTCCGATAGTAAGGCCGTAACCTTTAATTTGGGCGCGGGCAATCTTTTTAATATGAGCTATCCGCCGCGCAAGATGTATAAGGATTATTGCGTATTTAAATTTAAAGGCGAAGAGTGCGGTTATAACGGACCAGAAACTAGTTGCGACAAAACCTTGGCTAGCTGCAGGGCTAAAAACAATTCGGCGCGCTTCGGCGGGTTCTTGGGAATTGCGGGCGGGTATAAGAAATGACGATAAGGGATTTAATAGGCGCTCCGTTTGAGGAAATGGACTGCTTTGCTTTGGTGAGAAAGTGCTACGAGATAGAGCGCGGCGTAATCATACCGCCGGCGTGCGCTCCGCACGATAGAGCTAAACTCGTATTTAGCGAATTTCTAGACGAAATTTCGAAAAACTGGCATAGAGTAGAAAAGCGCAAAGGCGTCTGCGTAGCTTTGCGTTACGACATAAATCACCCTAAAATAGTAACGCATTTCGGATATTTAATCGACGAAGAGCATATTTTACATACCACGTCGCAAACTGGCGCTATCGTAGAACGGCTAGCTAATTACGAAAAGTTGATAGAGGGCTATTATGACCGAAAATAAAATAATAACCTACAATAACGTTTTAAATCCCTTAGATAGAACGATACTAGCTAGCGGAGAGTATAAAAATATCGACGAAATTCTAAAAGAATTAAAATACGATAACGAAATTTACGATCTCGTAATTTCTAAAAATAGCGTTATACAAAGCGGCTTTTTCGAGCTTGAAAACGGCGACGTAGTAAATATCGCTATTGTGCCTAAAGGCGGAGGCAGAGGCGGAGGCGGTAAAAAGATTCTAGGCATCGTGGCTTCTATCGCTATCGCTATCGCTGCACCTTATGCGGCTGCGGGCATGCTAGGAACCGTCATAGGCGGAACGGGAGCTATGGCCGCTGGGCTTGGAACGTATGCGCTAGCCGCTGGTATCGCTGTGGCTGGCAATTTGCTATTAAGTGCTATTATGCCTAAACCATCTATGCCTGGCTTTGATAGAATGGATTTTAAAAACTCCAATACCTACGGCTGGAATAAGCCTACAAACCAAGCTATGCAGGCTCAAGTAGTGCCTAAGGTTTTTGGGACACATAAAATAACTCCGCCGTTAATCGCTTCGCATATAATTAGCGATGGCGATAAGCAATATTTTAATGGTCTTTATGCGCTAAACGACGGTGAGATTAAAGGTATACGAGAGATTAAGATAAATGACGAGCCGATAGAGAATTTTAAAGGCGTAACTTATGAGATTAGAAACGGGCTTAATAACCAAAATATAATCTCTAATTTTAACGATACTAGCTACGATAAGAATATAGGCAAAAAGCTAAACCCCGATTTATCTTACTCTTTAGCGCAAACGGACGGTAATTTCGTAACGAGCCTATCCGTAACTCTAGTTTTCCCGCGCGGGCTTTATTACGCTAACGATAAAGGCGGACTTGACGGATACTCGGTAAACGTGAGGGTAGAATACTCCGCCGACGGCAAAAACTGGACGGCAATAACGGGACAAACTTTAAACGTAGTTCCCGCGGATATAAGCCCTTTTAGAAGACATCGGCGAAAACTTGGGACGGTTTACGAATTTAGAGGCAAAACATACAGAGGAAGCCCTGAAGAAGCTAGAGCGCAAATGCTAGCCGACTACCCGCCTACGGGCGTTTCCTATGCGGTAGTAACCGCCGCGCAGACTTCTACTTTTAGGCGAGTCTTTAGGGTGGGTAACTTACCGCCCAATAAATATAACATTAGGGCCAAATTTGAAACCGCGCCCAATACCGGCAGCCGTTACGCAAGCGATTGTTATTTAGAATACGTAACCGAAACCGTAAGCGACGATTTTATTTATCCTAAAACCGCGCTTCTAGCTATTAGGGCGTTAGCGACCGATCAGTTAAATGGCGGAGCGCCTAGGATTAGCGCGGTCGTAACGGCTAATAGCGATAATCCCTCTCATATCTGCCGTAAAATTTTAGAAGATAGCGGCGTGGAGAGTTTGCGCATAATGCCTAGTTTTAACGAATGGGCTAATTTTTGCGAAGAAAAGAGCTTAAAATGTAATATTGTATTCGATAGCGAATTAAGCGTTAGAAAGGCCTTAGATACGGTTAGCTTGCTAGGTCGCGCGTCCGTGCTTCAAGCGGGTTCTAAATTCGACGTAATAATAGAAAAAGCGGGGCTAATTCCCGCTCAAAGCTTTTTGTTCGGTATGGGTAATATCTTAAGCGATACGTTTAAGCAAAATTTCCTCCCTTTGGTAGATAGGGCGAATTTTATCGAGATAACTTATTACGATAAAAATAAAGATTACGAGCCTTCCGTCGTTTCGGTCGGACAAATAGCCGCCGATAATTCGCGCGTAAGCAATAAAAGCTCCGTTACGCTGGTAGGCTGCACAGACGAGGCGCAGGCTAGAGCTTATGGACGCTTTACTTTAAATTGCAACCGCTATTTAACCGAAACGATAGAATTTGAAGCCGACAAAGATAGTTTAGTTTGCAGATACGGCGATATTATCAAGGTTAGCCACGATACGCCTCAATACGGCTTTAGCGGTAGATTACTAGAAGATAGCGGTGTGGATTTCGTTATTTTAGATAGAGATTTAGATACCGTAGGCGGCGTAAAATACGCTATTCAAATCAAAAACGACGTAAACGAGATCAAAGAGTTTGAGATTTTAGAAATCCTAGCTCCGAATAAACTAAGGCTGAATTTAAACGGAAGCGTCTTTAGAAAATACGACAACTACGCATTCGGTGAGATTAATAAGGTTTCTAAATTATACCGAATTTTAAAGATAGCTACTTCGGACGAATTTACGCGCCATATTACGGCGATAGAATACAACGAGGATATTTACGACGATAGGGAAAATATAAGTGTTACGGATTATTCGTCGCTGGACGTGCGGAATCTAAGAATAAGCGAATATTTAAAATACGATACGGCCAAAAATATAAAAAATATGCTAGCTCTAGCTTGGAGCGGCAATTCTCTGTTTTATTTCGTAACTTACAAAAGCGCTAGCGAAGAACGAACGATAAAGGTCTTTAATAGCGCGTTCGAGTTTGAAGCCAAAGAGGGCGAAACCTACAAAATAACGGTAAAAGACGGCGTGGGCAATAGCACAAGTAAAACTTATAACGTTTTAGGCAAGCTTTACCCGCCGGGGCCGGTAGAAAATCTAAAAGCGGCCGAGCTAAGGGACGTTTGGGCTTTAAGCTGGGATTATTTACCGCCGCTAGATTTTAAGGAATTCGAAATTTACGAAGACGGCGCGCCGGTAGCAAAAACGGCTTTAAATAGATTCGATATGCCTAAGACTAAATTAAACTCTAAATTAAGCGTGATCGCGGTCGACACTAGCGGCATAAGAAGCGATGCGGCGAATTTAGATTTAAACGTTAAGCCGTTAGCGGACGTAGAGGGTTTTTATAGTATCTACGAAGATAATAAGAATTTGGCTTTTTGGCGCGATACGGGCGAAAATTACGAAATACGAAAAGGTTTAAAATTCGAAACCGCTTATAGCGTTTACTCGGGGACGGCCCCTAGAGCGTTCTTAAGCTCGATCGGAACTTATCTTATAAAAGCTTTTTATATAAACGCCTACGGGCTAAAGGTCGAGAGCAAAAACGCCGCGGTTTTGATAATAGACGAAACGCTTGCCCCGCAAAACGTCATAGAACGTATCGACGCGCCTACTTGGGGCGGTCGTTTAGATAGCGTGCAGCTATTCGAGAATTCGCTCGCTTTGGCTACCGATATACCGCTTTTTTATCATTTCGATTTATTGCCGAACGTAGATTTAGACGAAAATATCGACGAAGATTATAGCGGGGGTAGAAAAGTTTTAAGCAAGACGGGCTATTACGAGAGCGATAAAATAATAAATTTAACGGGCGCTAAGCTTTGCGATATTTCTTCCGCATTCGACGCGATAGGGCTTAGTTTAAACTCTAACTTCGATTTGCTGGATAACGTAGATTCGTCCCAAAATATCGACGGGCTAAACGGCGGGGCGTTCGACGTCGCGGTAGAAATTTCTTCAAGCGTAGACGGAGTAAGCTTTAACGAGTTTAGGGACTTTAAAGACGGGCGGTACGTAGGCAAGGCTTTTAAATTTAGATTAAAGCTAACTACGCGCGACGAGCTAGTAACGCCGCTTATAAGAAGCTGGAGCGTAATAGTAGATATGCCCGACGTTATAGAGAGTGGCTCGGCGTTTAGCGACGAGAGCGGCGATATTTTAATCAGTTATAAAAATAATTTTAGCGTCTCCCCTAAAGCGCAGATAACGATAATAAACGCGTTAGTCGGCGACGATGCCGTTTTAACAAACCAAAGCAAGGAGGGATTTATGATAAAAATCTTAGATAAAAAAGGAACGGCCGTGAGGCGAGAATTTAATTACATAGCGAAAGGATATTGATGCAAACGAGCAAATACAAAATAGGCGCAAATTTGCAAGGGCTAGAGTTTAGGAGACAGGCTAACGAAATCTTAGCCGCGTTAGCTAGCAGCAACGCCGGGAATTTAGAACCGGCGTCGGCTCAAGCCGGTACGGTATGGCTAGATACGTCCAACGACAAAAAACATCTCTTAAAAATACGCAATAAGGCTAATAGCGCGTGGGGAATTCTTTTCTCGATAGACGCGCAAAGCGGAGTGGTAGACACGATAGACGCATATACCAAAGTAGAAAGCGATAGTAAATTCGCCCTAAAAACCGACTTTGAAGCTAGTAAGCAAGACAACGGCTATACAAAGCTACCAAATGGCTTAATTATTCAGTGGGGAGTAGATACTCAAGTTCCACAAGGTGATAATACAAAAATGACATTTTTTCCTATTGTATTCCCAACAGCCTGCATTGCCTTAACATTAGCACACTATGGAGCTGGAAAAGAAGTAAGCGCGATGAGTTATGGAACACCGTCAAGGACGGGTGCTATATTTCGTCACAGCTGGCCCCACACACCTACGGCAGTAGCATACATAGCTATTGGATACTAAAAGAAAGGGAAAAAAGATGAAATATGCAAACTACGATAAAGAGACAAATAAGATACTAGGCTTTTATGACGACGAGATACATAGTAGCATCCCTGAGCCAAATATAAAAATCAGTGATGATGAGTGGAAAAAGGCTTTATCTATCGGAGCAGACTATATACAAAAGAGCCAAAGGTAGATGAAAAAGCTAAGGCTTTAGCACAGCTCGAAGCGGATATAGCAGAGTGCAAGGACGACATAAGACACGCTCTAATCATTGGCAACGCTTCAGTGCTTGAAAATCTAAGAAATGAGTATAAAAGCCTTTTAGCAGAGCGCGAGAAGCTACAAGGGCAAGAATAAAAAGGAGAGGATATGGCAAGAGTAAAAAGATGTAATGTATGTGCTAGTAAGCTTAAAGATGGGAGTTGCACTTGGGAGGGTTGTCCTAAGTGCCCTAAGTATAAGGCAGAGGTAAAAGATGAGACTAAAACTGAAGCAAAAACTACAAATTCTTAAAAACGTAGCCACCGAGCTACCGCTTGAAATAGTGCATTTTATCATCGTGCCTATAGCTCTGCTAGCTTGCGATGAAAAGAGCGAGAATTTGCCAAAGTGGGCTGCTTGGTTTGATGAGAACGACTATGGCATAAATGGCGATGATGGTTGGAATAGATGCCATTTTAAAGAACCAAAAAATAGAACCTACTTTGCAAGGCTTTGTTGGCTCTATCGCAATAGGATAGGAAACTTTAGTGCGAAGTATCTAGGTGTCAAAGTTGAAGACATAGATGCAAGCAGTGTAAAAAGTGTAGGCGATACTCTAGCTACAGAAAACAAAGGTAGAGAAAGCACCCAATGCCTAGTGACTTGCAAGATGAAAGATGGACGTGAGCGCTTTGGTTATTACCGTGAGATTAGATATGGCAAATCAAAATGGTACTGCCGTATCTATCTAGGATGGAAGCTTATGGATATATGCGGAATGAATGAAGAGAACAAAAACACATATCTTGAAGCAGATGATAAGAAAGTGCTTAAAAGTGTTTGGTGTGTAAATCCGTTTAAGAGGGTGCAAGGGGGCAATAATGCTAAGTCCTAGTTTATATCTTAGTGGCTTCTTGTTGCTTACTACTTTGTTTCTAGGGTATAGGTATCAAAGCTTAGATAATGAGCTAAGCGTTACAAAGGCTAATCTAAAGGCTAGTGATGAGATGAACCTAAAACTAAAAGATGAGATAAACGAGCAAGATAGGCTCATAAATCTCAAACTAGATGCAATAGAGAAAGCTAGCAAACAAAGGCAAGTAATAGAGATTAAAGCAAATAAAGTCAAAGAAAGGGTGCTAAATGAGGACAAAAAGGATATGTCTAACGCTCTTAACCTTAGCGTTTCTTACGTGCTTGATGGGTTGCGAAAGCAAACAAGTAGTGCTAAATAAGTATGACAAGATACCTAGCTACCTGCTACAAGCTCCTATGATAGCTGATAGAAACGTAACAAATCAAAGCGATGCTGGAGTGCTACTAATAGATGTTTATAGCGGTTATGAGAAGTGTATAGGACAGCTAGAGGATATTAAAAAGTATGAAGCAAAAAGAGATAAACAATAAAAGCATAAGGATGTGTAAATGGAAGCGATCATAAAGAGGACTAAGAAATTTTGGCTTAATAAAATGGTTGTAATTGAAATAATCCTATCCGTCATAATAATGTACATCTTTACTTATAAATTTTAAAAAAAGAGGCGGATAATGGACGATCTTATAAACAAAGTAGGTATTTATTTTTGGGTTATAGTAGTTGGCTTTTTGGGTGGAGCGCTAGGGTCTATAAATAACAAAGAACAAGCCATAAATAGAGGGCGTAAAATAGTAAATTTTATAGTTGGCACTATTAGCTCAAGCTTTATCTGCTGGATATTCTTTGAAATAACATCATTTTTTACAAATAACAATGATCGCTTTAGTCTTGCAGTCGGTGGCTTTTTTGCTTGGCGTGGCACAGCGTGGATATGTGCAGTCGTAGATAAAGCGATATATAAAAAAATAGAGAGCTTTGGCGGTGGCAACTATGACTATACGCCAAGACCACCTCGTGACTATGACGATATAGGAGATGAAAAATGAACTACACACAAGCTTTTAACCTTTTAATGAGTTTAGAGTTTAGCCGTCCTGAAAACGCACTACATAAAAACCCAAATGAAAATGGGCTAACTTTTATGGGTATTTATGAGGCGGCCCACCCAAACTGGCAAGGCTGGGGGCAAGTGCGGGCAGCTATCAACGCATACGGTAATCTTGAAAAGGCTAGCGTCGCCCTATATAATGATGACGCATTAATCGAAAAAGTAAAAATATTTTATAAAAAAGAATTTTGGGACAAAATGAGGCTTGATGAGGTAGATAGCGAATTAAAAGCGTGTGAACTTTTTGTTTTTGGTGTAAACGTAGATACAGTACCAGCGGTTAGGGTTTTACAAAGGCTTTTAGGTGTGGTAGTGGACGGCATTATGGGTGCCCAGACTCTTAAAGCATTAAACAACTATAATGAACAAGCCTTTGATGTTGATTTTGATAGGGCAGAGATTGCTTATTATAGAAATCTAGTAAAGGCAAGACCAGAATATCATGTCTATGAAAGAGGCTGGATTAATAGAGCCGAAAAAGTGTAAAAAATATCCTTTTTGCTGACTTTTTAGCTGACTAATATTTTTAAAATGGCATATAATACGCTGTAAAAGTTGATTTTTTAAATCCCTCTCTGTCCGCCACTACTTATAGATAATCATAAATTTTTATTATCATTTCACATTATTTTTTGAATATCTT